CGTACAACAAACACAACCTACAGAAAAACCCGGAAAAACGCCATTTCTATTGTCCCGAAAACACGCATCTTTGCGATGTGATTTCATTTATCTACAAAATCTTGTCATTTTAAAACCTGGGGGGGGGGGGACGTCACCCTGTTCGAGCTTCCCCCACGAATCTTCCTCAATTTTCATGCCAGCAAGAGGTGCAGAGGCGTAAGCAACCCCTTCTGCCTGCCTGCGACGGACAAGGCCTGGAAGCTTTTTCCCCGCCGCCCACACCCACTTCATCAACCCTGCGGGGACGCCTTCGTGCTCGCCCCGATTCACCTTCATCCGCAGTGTCGAGCGCTGTAGCGCCCCGGCACCGAGGTTGAAGGTGAAAGAGACCAGCGCGTCGAACTGCCCATCCGTCAGTGGCACCGAGATCAGCCGCAGCACAGCTCGTTCGGCGGTTCTCACGTCCTTGCGCAGAAGCTCGGTGGCCTCAGCTTGCGTGATGCCTGTTGCAAACTGTTCCTGTTCATGTGCCAGCACGAGATGGCCGTAGCCGATGGTCGGATAGCCGGCCGGGCAGATGTAAACGGTGGAACTGAAGCCTTCAAACCGTTTAATCAGGTTGATGCCTTCCTCGGTGACTTGACGCATCAGCCACCTCGACGCATCTTGCTGATCTGACGGCTGCCGAACCAGAAGGACATCACAGCGGCAAACAGCGCCTGGGTTTCTTCGTCCCACGTGGCATGCAAAGCCGCCGCCAGGGTGATCCCGTCGGTTTGCAGCAAAGTGGCCAATGCCGAGACCTTGACCACCGCGAAGACCAGAAAGAAGGCATAGGTGATGACCGGACGCACCGAGGCCTGTAAGGCTTCCACCCATGGCAAGCCCGTGGGATGGTTCGCGTATCTGTACAGCGCCTGGCTTTCGGCAACATCAGCGGCAATCTGGATTTCTTCCAGGCGCTGGCTGTGGCCCAGCCGCTGCTGCTCCATCTGCCGATCCAGGATCGCCAACTCATGTTTGCGATCCTGACTGTCGCGAAACAGCTTGAGGAATTCCGGGAAGGTGCTGCTGAGGAAGCCCAGCAGTGATCCGAGCAAGGTCAGCATGATCAGTGTCCCCCAAAGAACTTCAACTTGATCAGTGCGCCGGCAACCAGGGCCAAGATGAAGCCAGTGGTCACCATGCGCACCAGGGTCTGCCAGGCGGTGTGCTTGGCGGTATTGAAGGCTTCGAGAAGCCCACGCAATTCACGAATGTCGGCAGCTGCGCTTTCGCCATCCAGACCGACATCGGTCATGGCGCGCTTGGCGCCGCGTTCGGCCGCGTCCTCGATCAATCGCTCAAATTCGTCCAGCGGCATGGATACCCAGCCGTCTCGGGTGTTCGGTGTGTTCATCACGGTCTCCAGAAACAAGAAACCCCGCACAGGGGCGGGGTCGATGGGGTAAAAGGAATTAGCAGGTCACGGGGCGCTGGGGATGGCCACGGTCGTTTTGCGTTGAGGGGGGTTGTTGTGCCCAGCTTTGGCCTTGCCTGACTTGCCGGCAGAGATTTCGATAGACGTGCCCCAGCTTTGACCGGCCAGCTGATGGGTGACCGACTCGATCAGGTAGGTGCCGTCGACCTCTTGCTTGAAACCCTGCAACTCGACCGACTTCTCAGCGGCCAGATCGGCGCGGCCTCGCAACTCCAGTTGGCCGCTCGCGGTCTGCCGGTTCATGCCGGCCAATTTGGCTTTGGCTGCAGCCCTGGCGGCGCTGGGGTTTGGATAGATATGCCGATCGGTATGCGTGGCGCTGCTGGAGCCGGCCGGGGCATCCGGGTTCGGGATGACGATGTCGAGCTTTTTGCCAGTCTTGGTGTCGTGGGCCTGTGCTTTGACCGCACCGACACTGCCCCGGTCGGGGAAAGTCAACCGATAGCTGGTCACTTCGTTTGGCGAGAGGCGGATCGCCGGCAGGCTTTTACCCGAGGCGGTTTTACCGTCAGCGCGCGGCAGGACCACGAGCTTGCTGTCCTTCAGGGTGGCCGTGGCGTTGTATTGCCGCGCCAGGCGGGTCAGGAAGTTCAAGTCCGATTCGCCAACCTGGTCGGCCCGTGGCACTGTCGTATTGATCGAGCAGACCGCCTGCCAGCGGTTGCGGGCGGCGACCTCTCGGATGATTTGCGACAGCGGCACGTTTTCCCAGGGGTGCTGGCGTGGGCTTTTGGCAAGCCCAGCCATGTCCGCCGGCTTGCCGCGAATGATCAAGGTGCGTGGTGGGCCGGAGAACTCGATCTCGTCCACGGTGTAGGCGCCCATGAAACTCAGCCCCAGGCCCTCCCAACCCAGAGAGATGCGCAGCAGTGCGCCCTTCGTGGGGAAGGCAATCCGGTCGTCACGATCATCCAGCCGGATTTCGCACTCGTCCGACTGCAGCCCGGCCCGGTCGGTCAGTTGCAGGCTGATCAAGCGGTCTTTGAGCAGATCGGTGATGTCCTGGGTGTTGGCAATGACCTGGAAGATGGCGCGCATCGGTCAGTCCCACAGGTTGATCACGTCGGTGCGCGCCGGGGCCAGATCCGGCAGGAGGATGACAACACCCGAGACGAAGGGCTGAGCGCGCGCAGCCAGTCCCGGATTGGCTTTCAGTACCGCCTCGACCGTGCCCATCAGATGACCGTAGTGCTGATGGCAGAGGCGATCAAGCACATCGCCATCAGAGGTTTTGATAGTCGTCGCCATAGCGTTTGAACTCCACGGTAAAGGTCTGCTTGCGCGGTGCGCCGTCGGCCATGAGGTCGCTTTGATCTTCCGAGACGCTGGCCAAATACCAGCGCCCCAGGGTTTCACCGTGGCCGGCGATGAGCTCGACCGGCTTCATCTGAAAGCCGATCCGGCGCAACGCGTTCAGTTGGGTCATGCCTGCCATCTGCGCAAAGACCACGCCTGAGAGCGTGAGCGACTCACCGCCCTGATTGACCGCTTGCAGGGCCTGCGGTCGCCCCAGACGCTCCTGGGTGGCGATGTTGTAATGGCTTTGCCGGCGCAAGCTGTCGAAGGCTGCCGTGTTCAGGCCAAAGTAGAAACGCTCGCCTTGTTCTGCGACCAGCACCAACAGGTGTGGCCTGGCACTGGAAAGCGTCGGCATGCCTGCACCTGCAGCCCGGCGTGTGCTCGACGCGGTGGGTGATGCCAGCGGTGTCATGGCGCCGGCACTGCCCAGTTGGGCTTTGAGTGCGCCCAATTGCGTTGCCACCGAGGTCGCTGCGCTCTGCACCGATCGCACCGCTGAGTCCAGACGTTTGGCGCCCGATTGGGCGGTATCGATCAGGCTGCCGATCCGCTGCGTGGCGCGATTGATATCGGCCAGCCCGGCCTGCACGCTGGCCATGCCCCGGCCCAGGGCACTGCGTTCAAAGGCCGTCACGCTCGCGGTAGGCAGCAGGGTCACCAGGCTTTTGAGGGCATTGGCGCCGCGCGTCAACTCCGAAGATGTGTTGGTTGCCAGACGGAATATGTTTTCTGGTGGCTGGGCCGCCTGCGCCAGTTGTCCCAGCCGCTGCGCATGGCTGGTCGCACGCGCGGCCGATGAGCTGGCCTGCGAGACCCACTGGGTGATGGAAGATAGTGTCATCAGTTACCTCACACATGCGCGCCGTCGAACCAGGCGGCTCGCTGGTTTTGTTGCTGAAACTGCTCGAACAGCCGCTTCAGGTGCGGCATCAGCTCGTCGGCCAGCTGCCGGGGGTCTTTCACATCGCCCTTGACGGTAATTTGCAGGGTGGGCGAGAAATTCACCTGTTGCGGCACAGCGGGTGCCTTGGCCACGGGCGTTGTCGCCGCTTTGGGTACAGGAAGCGTTGAGCTGGCCGCAACCGGTGGGGCAAGATTGGGTGGCCCCAGCGTGGCCGCCAATGTGGGGGACGCCTTCGGTGGTTGGGTCGCCACCAGCGACTTGCCCAACCAGCCACCGAGCTTGTCACCGGCGAAAGAGCCAATGGCGCCACCCAGCAAACCGCCAATCGCGATCCCGATGGGGCCGCCCAGTGCCCCGACTGCGGCACCGAGCTTGGCGCCGGCCAAGCCGCCAGCCAGCGTGCCGGCCGCACCGCCGTACCCCTGAGCCTTTTCTTCACGGGTGGT